GCTATGGCCACAAACACCGCCAACCCAAAACCTAAAAACACCAAAGCCGCGAGGGCGTACAGTATGTATGTCATTGTTTGTTCTCCGCGTCTTGAGCGTCAAGCAAACGCGTGACGGCTGACACCATATTTTCCATAACGTGCGCGACGTCGCAATACTCCAACGGTTCCCACGGGGTAACGCTTCGCGAATCTTTTTTTAATAATTCGATAATCTTTTTATATGATGCGCTTTGCGGCCAGTCACTTAAACATTGACCGATTGCAAAATCTTGCGCTTTCTTTAAATTGGTTTTCATTTTCGGTTCTCCGGTTTAATGTACTGATTGAATGCGTTTTGTTGACCACTTGAAAAAGCCGCAATATTCGACGGCCTCCGCATAGGTAAAAAAATATTTTGTTTGCGCGAACACGCCGCGGCCAAAATCAATTTTGTACATTTATTCGCCCTCCGCTTCGTTGGCTATGTCGGTCAATTCGTTTGCCCATTCGCAAAGGCTGTAAAGCGTATGATTGCCAACGGCCGTATCATTTTCTTCGCCGTCAATCGGGCTTGACCAATTCGCGTAAATTTCATCGGAACCCAAACTAATAAACAGGCAAAACGGATAATCTTCGAGCCATAAATACACGTTGCCTGAGTTTGGATTTTCGGCCGCTTCGCCGTAGCTGCTTAAATTCATACCTAAATCAGCGGCCTTTGTAATTAAGAGGGCAACTTTGCGCAGCGCGTTAGCGCATAAATCTTGATTGATATTCATTTTCGGTTCTCCGGTGAAAATGTAATTAGTTAGAAAAAACAGACACAACGTGCAACACAAACAAAACGCCGCCCACGTAAATACAAAACGCATATTTGGCAAACTTAAAAAAGCGGGCGGGTAGTTTCGGCCAAACAAACGCGACGCCCGAGTAAGTCAAATAACCAACTAACGCGGCCACGTGCACAAACACAAACAACGCAAAAACAACCAAAATAAAAGTAAACATTTCGTGCCCCCTAGTTCGAGTAAATTTGCGCCCATGCTTCGGCGTCTTTCTTTTTGTCGCAAGCGATCATTAAGGCGTTGTTAAAAAACACAAGCCACTCGACCCGCTCGGTGCAACGGCCGTTAAACGTGCCCTTGCGTTCAATGTGCGTGGTGTTGACCGTGCCCGCGGCTGACAATGAATAAAAAACTTTCGTGGTTTTTGTGCTCATTTCGTGCCCCTTAGTTAGCTGTTGCGTAGTTGCGAAGGGCGCGAACGTAGCCGCGGAAACTTGACTGGCTTTTGGCGTTCATGTACCAAGCCACAACCACAACGCCGCTTTTACGTACACCGAGAAAAATACCCTTGCTTGTTTTGTCGGCGGCGTCGGCTGTTGTTACCCATTGGCCGACTGGCAACGCTGCGACTTGCTCGGTTGACAGCGTGTAAATGTTTTGTGTTTTCGTGTATTTCATTTTCGGTTCTCCGTTTGTTGGTTTGCGTTGCTGCATCCCATGTACAGACTATAACCCGAAGGTAATATAGTTGTCAAGCGAAAAAAGCGTAAAAATAGCAATTATTTTAAAAATATTTTTATCGTTTGTTGCTTTTTTACAATAGCCTCTAGAACGCATCAAACAGCCCGCTACGCGGTTTTTGTCGGGGTTGATAGTCAGGTATAGGGCAAAAACACGCTGGTTTTTTCGCGTTTTGTCAAACAATCACACAACTTTGTTTCAAGTGAAACAGTTTGCAAAGTGTGATTGTTTCACGTGAAACATTTACAAAGGCGTGAAACGCGGTTATTCTCCGCGAATGGAGAACACGCAAAAAACCCCCCAAAAAATAGTTAGACGGCCGCACGCTGGCCGACCTACATTATTTCGGCCGGAGTTTATTGACAAGGCACGCGAGTACATCCGTGCCGGTTTCACCCGCGAAGACATCGCCGCACAGTTCGGGGTGAACGTGTCGCAGGTTTACGAATGGCAAGCGAAAAATCCCAAGTTTGCCGATGCCCTAAATCAAGAGCGAGTTATTGCCGACACGGCCGTAGCCTCCGCGTTGTACCTCCGCGCGACTGGCCAACTGAAAAAAACCATCACGAAGAAAGTCACGACGGCCGACGGCCGCGTAGAGATACACGAAACCACAGAGAGCGTGCCCGCTGACCCCACAGCGCAACGCTACTGGCTGAACAACCGCGCCCCGAAGGTTTGGCGCGAGCGTAACGAGGTTACGGGGGCGGATGGTGCACCAATTGCCATAAGCCTGTCGTGGCTCGGCAACTCGAGCCGCGGCCTAGTGATCGACGCCGAAACAATAGAACCCAACGACCAGAGCACGCCCAGTCTAACCAACGAAGGGGCGTAAATGCCTTATAAATCAATGGCTTACAGCTTTGCACCGTCGGATGTAAAGACCGACGGCCAAAACGCTACACACGCCGGAGGGGGTGGGGCGGGCTGGCCTCAAGCAAAAAGCCCCTTTTCAGTCCATATTGTGGACTTTCACCCCTTAAAACTAAGCATTTTTTTATGATGCAGTGCAATATCAAGGAAAAATTAGTGCATGGAGGGGTGTGTCGAGCCGGGGGTGGGGGGTGGCCGCGGCTGCTAGGACCGCTATCTGTAATTTTTCAAATTTTAGAACGAAAAGTAACTAAGTTGATCTTAGTAACTTCAGCCCGTCCTGTTGATGTTACGCAAAAAGTCTGATGGACATCCAAACCTACCAGCCCAGACCGTTCGCCACGGCCCTGCACAACAGGAAAGCAAGGTGGACAACATTAGTCTGCCACAGGCGGGCGGGTAAGACAGTCAGTTGTTGCGCCGATTTGGTCGTGGGGGCACTGGAAACACCATACCCCAACCCGCAGTTCGCCTATCTCGCGCCTTTCCGAGATCAGGCAAAGCGCGTGGCATGGAGTTATCTAAAAGACTTGACAAAACCGCTCTGGGCACAGAAACCAAACGAGTCGGAACTGACCGTTTTCATTCGCAACAGCAAGGGTGGTATCTCGAAGATTTTTGTCGCTGGCGCAGATAACCCAGACAGTCTTCGTGGCCTGTATTTTGATGGCGTCGTACTCGATGAAGTCGGCGATATGCGCCCGAGTATCTGGTACTCCGTCTTGAGACCGGCTTTGAGTGATCGTCGCGGCTGGGCCATCTTCGCGGGCACGCCCAAGGGCAAAAATATGTTCTGGAACTTGCGTGAAGAAGCGCGATTGAATCCGGCCTCGCACCTGCTCATTGAAGTCAAGGCGAGCAACAGCAACCTACTGCACCCAGATGAGTTAAGAGACGCCAAAGCGCAGATGACGGACTCGGATTATGAGCGTGAGTTCGAGTGTTCATTCGATGCGTCCATCCCCGGAGCGTATTGGGCCAAAGAAATTGGCAAAATTTATGACGCGGGCCAAGTTAAAGACTTCCCCGTGGATAAGGCTCTGCACGTGGAGGTCGTGGCCGACTTAGGCTACACCGACTCATGTAGCTGGTGGGTCTGGCAGACCACGAATGAAGGCTACCGCATTGTTGATTTTTATGAGGCCAATAGTCAGGCCATATCGCACTACGTTGAGTGGATAAAGGCCCTGCCCTACACGGTAGATCGCGTCTGGTTGCCGCATGACGCGAAGGCAAAGTCATTGCAGACGGGCCGAAGTATGGTTGAGACGTTTTTACAGCAGGGCATCAAGCCCGATCTGGTTCCCGATATGTCGTTGCAAGACGGGATCGAAGCGGCTAGGCAAGTCATACCGTTGTGTTGGTTTAACGAGCAGTCCACCTACGAGGGCCTCGAACACTTACGAGCATACAGCCGTGAGTGGGACGAAAAGACCGGGACCTTCAGGCAGAAACCGAAACACGATTCTCACAGTCATGCGAGCGATAGCTTCAGGTATCTCGCAATTGTGGCTAAGAAATTAAAGATTAGAAAACAGCGCGATTACGCCGCAGAAATAGTCGTTCCAGACGCACCCCAGCAGTATCAGTTTTCACTCGACATGATCTGGGATACCGCCCCCAAACAAAATGCACGTATAGGATAAATGATGAGCCAATTTAACGATGGACTGGATAAACCAGACGACAACACCCCCGCCGGGTTAGCGATACGTTGGAATAAAGAGATAGAGGCCGCGGGCAAAGAGGTGCTGAAGTGGCACGACGACAGTAAGAAGATCAACAAGCGGTATCTCGATCAGCGCGATGGATTTGAATCGGCTGAGAGTCGAGTGAATTTATTTTGGTCAACCATTGAGACGATGAAAGCGTCTTTGTACGCGCGGCCCCCTAAGGCTGACGTGGCACGATCCAATTACGATGCCGAGGACGATGGGGCGCGAGTGGCCGCGACCATGCTCGAGCGGATTCTCAACAGTGGCCTTGAGGAAGATGGCAGCGACTTCGATGCGGCGTTGCGCCACGGCATTAGCGACTGGCTGATCGTGGGCTTGGGCCAACTTTGGTTCCGCTATGAGGTAGAGACCGAGATGGTGATGGTCCCGGCCATTGTGCACCCGCACAGTCTGGAAGAAATTGAGCCAGCCGCTGAGTTTGAGAAGATCACAAGCGAAGAAGTTCAGACCGACTACATCTACTGGGGTGACTTCTTCTGGTCTCCCGCGAGAACGTGGGAAGAAGTGCGCTGGGTGGGGCGTAGAACATATTTAGTGAAAGAGAAAGCCGAGAAACGGTTCGGCAAAGTCATTGCCGCGCAGTTGAACTATGCGAAGAAACCTAAGACCAAAGAGGGTGGCCACGATGGCCTGCCTCAGAACGAGCCGTGGGATCGGGCTGAAGTGTTTGAGATTTGGTCGAAAGACGATAAGAAGGTGTACTGGTACGCCAAGGGTGTTGATGTAGTGCTGGACGTGAAAGACGACCCGTTAGGGTTAGATGATTTCTTCCCATGCCCCAAGCCCGCAATGATGAACACAACGACCTCGAACATGATGCCCAGAGCGTTGTACGTCTTTGCACAAGACCAGTTCGATGAGTTAGATGTGATTAACACGCGCATCAAGTATTTGACCGAGGCGTGCAAAGTCACTGGGGTCTACGACAAGAGTGCAGAGGGCGTGCAGAAGTTGTTTACGGAAGGCGTTGAGAACAGATTGATTCCGGTGGATAACTGGGCCATGTTTGCAGAGAAGGGCGGCATCAAGGGTCAGATTGAGTTTGTGCCCATCGAGATGATCGCTAAAGCGATTGAATACTTGCGTATGCAGCGCGGTGACAAGACTCAGCAGATTTACGAGGTGCTGGGGATTAGCGACATTATGCGTGGCTCGTCTAAAGCGAGTGAGACGGCCACGGCACAGCAGATCAAGGCGCAATTCGGCTCGACTCGTTTGCAGTATTACCAGTTTGAATTAGCTAGATGGGTGCGTCACGCCTTGAGAATTAAGGCCGAGATCATCGCCACACACTTTCAGCCTGACACGATTGTGAAGATGAGCAACATCCAGTACACGTCCGATAAGGAGCACATCCCAGCAGCGCTTGAGGTGATTAGTCAGATGGGCATGGAGCAGTACCGTGTGAACGTGGACGCTGACACCATGGCGGCAGTGGACTGGGCGCAGAAGAAAGAAGACAGTGCGGATTTGTTGAACGCCATTGGTAATTTTGTGGCCCAGATGACGCCTGTGATTCAGGGCGTACCGGGGTCAGCGCCGTTCGTGTTGCAGATGATGCAAGCGATGTTGGCCGGGGTCAAAGGGGCTAAGGCCGTGGAGAGCATCTTAGACCACGCGATAGCTGCCGCAAGTAAGCCGCCTGAACCACCACAGCCATCTCCTGAACAAATTGCTGAAGTGGAGAACACGAAGGCTCAGACCATGGAGCGTCAAGCCAAGGCCCAGAAGTTAGCCGCTGAGACGCAAGTGCTGGCCAGTGAGGACCCGCACATGGAGATGCAGATGCGCGGTCAAGAGGCGCAACAGAAAATGCAGATGCA